TAAAATTTAGAAATCCTGCAAGTATGCCAGCAAGGGCACTAATTGCTTTACCAAATGTTTCAGCACCTTTTTGACTTTGTGCTAGTCCTGCACTCAAGCCTTCATCACCAGTTAATCCTGCAATAAAAGCATTTAATGTTGGAATGCCGGTGTTATTTAAAAAACCAATAAATTGCTCAACTGCTGGGAGTAATGCAACGCCTAAAGATTCCTTGGCTTCATCAAATCCAACTTTTAACCGATCAATCTTTCCTTGAAATGTTTCAGCATTTGCAGCAGCTGCTCCACCATAAAGATCTGAAAGTTTTTGTTGAACCTCGGTAAAGGAAAGCGTAGCAAGTTCACTCTTTGATAATCCAAGACCTAATCTGCCAAGAGCTGTGGTGTTGCCATCTTGAGCACGACCTAAAGCATTTGCAACTGTTTCTAGTTCAAGTCCTCGACCTTTTGCAATATCTAAAGACAGGTTTAATAATCTTTGCGCTTCATTAACATCTTTTGTAGATACCGCTAAGCGTTGGAATGCTGGTCTAAGTTGATCGTCTGCAACACCGGTTGCGAGCGAGGTCTTGAGGATATATGCCTCAGTTGCCTTTATTTGGTCGTCAGTTGCCCCTGTGGCGGTCTTTAATGCAGCAGCCAACCTCAACTGTGCTTGTTCATCCTCTATCGCAGCCTTGACCCCATCAATGGCTAATTTAGTGCCATAGGCAACCGCAGCAGCAGCAGCGACCGCAAATGCAGCAGCAGCCTTTTTTCCAAAATCTGCAATCTTGCTTGAATTGCTTTCAACGGCTTTATCAGCTTCGCCTAACTTCTTTTTAAGATCATCAACATCAGCAAGAATTGATAACTTAAGCGTGCGAGTATCTCTTGCCATTAGACCCATTCCTTAATAATGCGATCAAAAGCCTGTTCCCATTTGTTAATCAATTCAGGCTGAATTCTACGAAGGGTTGGATAGATAAACCATCCACGACTACCTCTGCCTTGCCGTCCTGAATATGCAGGGAACTGTTTGAATTTATTTGAACCAAACTCAACGCCACCCCATAGGGTCTGCGTAGTAGCACCACCTGAAAACTTTTGTCTTGCGAAGCCATAACGGAACTCACCGATTTTGCTTGACTTAGAGATGCTAACGCCATCTGCGACTCTTTGCGCAACTTTGCCAGCCTTTGTTCTAGTTCTAGCTGCCTGTTTAATTTCCTCTGATGCAAAATACGCCAAAGCAGCAGATTGAGTTCTTGCTTCCTCTGTTGCTTGGTCATCCATAAGTTTGAATGCCTTGTAAATATCACGCAGATCGTTTTTATTGTATGCGATAGTTTCACTTGCCATTTCTCGCCTCCAATATCTCGATTGCTGTTAATATGTCATCCGAATCAACCCATTCACTCATTGGTATCTTTGTGGCAATTGCCAACTCAACCAATAATCTGTTTAGGCTTCCTGCTTTGTGGCTTTTGGGTTTGCATCACCAACAATGACATCCGCTACTGTTTCCATCCAAATATCCATTGGTTTGATGGGCTTATCTCCTGCAAGTTCACGCTTATGTGCATGATAAGCAAGAAACATAAGATCCCAAATGCCCAATTTTTCGGATGCCTGACCAATAGTGTTTCCTGTCTGCTTTTCCCATTTTGCCCACTCAGGTGGTTGGGCAATGTATGTTGCTTGCTCACCTGAGTTATATTCAATTGTAATTGGTAACTTCATTTGTTTGCTCCCGTTTTATTTTTTAACTAAAGGTTTCGGTTACTGCGCCCTTAGATACTGTAAAAGTAAATGATACTGTCTGAGCATCAACACCTGAACCACCAGCAGTAGGAAACTCTGGCTTTACTGGAAACACAAATTGTGCTCCTGATGCAGCTGTAAGTGTCATGCTAATATCTGTATCTGGCGCGGTTTCAGCAGCTGTCCATAAAGCCTCGCAAACTGAGTTTGCTTTGCCCCAGTCAGCCAACATATCCAATTGGAATGTTCCTGAAATGTTTGTTGTCTTGTATGCCTCGCCTTCCATTGTCTGATAAACCTGACGCTCATTGACTTTGGTTAGAACTGCATTTGTCGCTTGTGCTTGAATATCTGTTCCACCTGTGAAAGATAAACCAACATCACGACCGGTAATTACGACTGTTGCCATGATTTCTCCTTATATTGTTTGCGTGTAGTAGGTAGATACTCGAACATCTGCGATTAGCAGCGTTGATGCACCAACTTGAGTGACTGTCGGTCTTTCAACCGAGCTGACAATGTATCCAACTGGAATGACTGCCAGAACACTTATAATCAATTGCTCGATATTGTCGAGCGATGCAGGATTGCTGTTATAGGCAACTGCAACTGTGATGGTCATATTAATTTTAGCCCGAATGTTTGTTTTGCTTATTGTTTCAAATTCCAAATATGGTGAATCTGGAACGCACACAATAGCTGGAGGAATTATAGACTCTGGAACCCAAGCATAAACATTTCCTGCAACAGTAGATAAAGCAGTTGCTAAAGGTGTGCGAACTTGCTCAAGAATAGTTTGGTTAGGCATTTAGAGAGCCATACTTTCGGTATCGATATACGAACCCAACAAACCAACGCATTTATTGAAAAGTGATCGACCCATTCTAAATGGTGTTGGTGAAAAATCTACTCCTTCAATTTGTCCTCCGCCGGCAAGTCTTGCTTGGAAAACTTCGACTGAAACTGTATAGACGGCTGATTGAACAGCTGCGTTTCCAACATAAGTTGATCCGCCAGAAAGGGCAGCAACTCCGGATGGGATGACATTAGCCTCGAGTATGTCGGCATTAGTGATCGATTGCGAAAAGGTATATTGTCCAAGATTATCTGCCAACACAACTCTTGTTCCGTTGTAAGGGCTTCCGCATCCTGTGATAATGACTGTTTGTCCTTCGGTGAATTCATGAATTCCTAGTGTAGTGAAAGTGGCGACATTATCAGTCAGCGACACTTTTTCAATTGGGCTTTTGAATGTAACTAGCATTGGCAGAATAACTGTTTCTGCTGTGTCAATAATTTGGTTCAAGTAAGTGTCATCATATAGAGCGGAACTTACACCCAATACGGAACGCAATTGACTTGCGGTGATAATTGTAGGCATAAGTTCCTCTCTAAACTCCCATTAATGGATGCCTGAGATCGGGAGCAACCTCAGGCACTCAGTTAAATTACGCTACTGTTAAATAACGGAATGCAGTTGGGAAGCGGTTCACTACGGCTACATAACCATAAAGACCGATTTCGATGCGTCCGTTAGCAACCAAGTTGGCACGAAGTTCAATTGTGCCACTCTCGTGGAATCGCATTGCTGCTGATGGATAAACTAATCCATACTTAGCACCTGCATCGTTGCCTGTGTAGTTGGGATCAACTACTAATGAAAGACCAGCAACTGTTCCAGCTGTTGAACCTTGTGAAATTAATCCGCCAGCATTTTGTGGAGCTGCTGCTGCGAATAGTGGGCGCTGTGATCCATCAACTGCGCCAAGCAATCCAGCGAAATCGATATCATTTTGTCCACCTGAAGGAGCAACCAATAGGCGGTTTGGTGTGAAACGCATAACGCCATAAGAATCTGCAATTCCATCAGCGATGGCTTTGTAGATAGATGATCCGGTTGAACCAATTGAGTTTTGTGCTGCAATGTTTGCTGCATAAGCATCTGTCTTTTGTGCATAAGATGCTGCTAACTCACGAACCAAAAGGTCAGCGAAAGATGGGTCTGAACGATCAAATAATTCAACATTGACTACATTTGCGCCTGCAAACTTAACAATATTGTCTTCTTGGAAAGTTACAACTGTGTCAGTTGATGAAAACTCAACGCCCTCACCAGTTTGTGCAACAGTCGCTTGAGTGCCAAGTTTAGGAGTGAATATTTTCATTCCTGATGCTGGAAGTGGAGCACGCTCAATTGAATCGATAAATGGACGAGATGAATCAATCACGCCGATAACATCACGCAAATAATTTGGTGGAACCATTCCTGTGTTCTCAGAAACAGTTGCAATTTGTAATGCTGCTACTAAATCACGAGCATCTGTGTCGCCACCAAGTGCTTTGATTTGTGCGTTTAGATATTGTCCTGCTGTAACATTTAGATCAACTCTTGGCTTTGTGTATGCCATGTAGTTTGCTGTTACAACTGGAGCCTGTGTCGCTTCTACCGCTTCGGTTGCGATAGGAGCCTCAGAAGTAATTTCTGACACTATGTTCTCCTTTGTTGTGGTTTCCTCAGCGGTTGCTTCGGAATTCTCTGGTGTTTCACTAGCTGCTACTTCAGCAACTCTTGCGCTGTCGATCGCCGGATCGGTTACTAAACTGACCTCTTGTAAAGAACTTTTTTGTATGCGTAATACGCCTTCAACATTTTTCCATTCATTAATTTTTACACCCACGCTAAATCCATCACGAAGTCCAGTAGCAGCCTCCTCCAATGCGTCATCCGCAGAAAAAGTTTTTGCAAGACGAAAGGTCGCCTCCAAGCCTGTATCTGTGGCAGTTATATCAACAAGTTTTCCAAGTGGCTTTGTTCTTTCGTGCTCAAGCAATAATTTGACAGGCTTTGAAAAATCAATGCTGTCTTTTTCAAAAACAGTTAATCCTGCGCTAGTCGAACCTTCCTCATCCCAAGTTACAATCTTTCCTGAGATTGTTCGCTTGTTTGTATCGGCTGCGGTTATTTCAATTGGGAAACTAATTTTCATCGAATTAGATCCTCCTCCTCTTGGATTTGCTCAACGCTCATTGCGCCAATGCGATTTAAGATTTCATAAACTTGAGCACGCTCTAATGCTGAACCTCTCAAGAAATCATCAATGTCAAATCGTGTTTCTATTCCATTTGGACAAAAATCTGAGAAAGAAAGTCTTTGCTCGATGGCGGTTAAGATTGGTCGTAATGAAAAGTCAATTAATGCTTTTCTTTCTGCAACTGTATTGGTGTAAGTCATTGAAGTAGTTTCAGCGGATACAAATGATGCTGGTATGCCAGATGCTCTTGAGATTTCCAAAGCGAGGTATTGACGGGCTTCATTGAGCTGAAGTTTGGCAGGATCAAAGCCTAATGCTTGTAATTCAACATCAGCATTCAAAAATGCAGTTGCTCTTGTCGATCTTGATATTCTCCAAGATTCTAAAAGTTTTGTAATTCGCTCTGGAGTAAGATTTGTGCCATTTGATTTCAAAACCATTTGTGGCATTGGCTCTCTTGCATACATTTCAGCAGCTTGTTCCAATGCAGCAGCAGCTTTAATTGTGCGACCTGCTCGATTAAGAATTCCTTCATCTAAACCATTGAATACAATTAAAGATCCAATTCCGAATGGTGGCACACGCTTGCCATCAACTGTGTAATACTCAATTTCTGTTGAATTACCATTTAATGAAGCAAATACTCTGTTTGGTGCAATTCTTGTCCATGCACGAATTCTTGAAGCATCGGTTGCAGCGTAGGCGTCCAGGACGATTCCATAGCCGACGCCGTATAACAAAATGTCTTCCGCTAACCATGCGTAAATTGCTGATCCTGCAACTCTTGGATCTGGTTGCATGATTACGCGATTTGGTCTTATGTGTTCATTTGTAAAATGATTATATTGTTCAAGCGGTAAAGATCCGACAGTTGAGCAAATAATTCCTCGTGCTCGAGCACCGGAAGGAATTGCCATGTATTGTTCGCGAGTTGCAGTTGTTGTTCCAAATAAAATTCCGCCAACTAATTGTTGCGAGTTATAAGGTGCTAATGCAGCAGCAACATCAACTTGTGAATTTGGTTGATTTGATCTAGCAGTAAATCGGTCGAATAATCCCATTAGCACATAATATACCATAAATGCAATTTATCCGACTTGAATATCAATTTCCGTTTCTTGTTGTGTCGCAAAATAAGTTGCTAAAGCCGAAGCGACAGCTGCACAAACTGCCACTCGACTTGCACGCCTTCCAATGATCCATGACCCATCCCCATAGGGCAGTTTCGCAGCGGAAAGTGTTTGTTGGGTCAGTTCGTCTTGACCTCCATGCTGTAATCGATGGGAATTAATTGCGCCCAACCACCGATCGCAACTTTCAGCATATATCGCCCCATCCATATCTGTAATGGGAATTCCAGCGGGAACTAGCCGACTTGCGACAGCTTGTGCAGTCCTTTTGGAATAAGCGACAGTCTGAACATTATATTTTCTTACATAAGGTGCAATGTCGTTTGCAACCGCTAAATCATTAATTGAATAATCATTCGACCATGTATGAAGTAAAACTAAATTAAATCTTTCTCCTGATAGTTTCTGAGTTGCGACCAATGCGCCAAATTTACGATCCGGAGATAAATCCAATCCAAACCAAGTTTCTTTTTCGGGATCTAAAGGTATTGGATCGGTCTGACACAATCCCCACTTTTGTGCATCAATTGCTGAATTGATTGTATCTACCCACAAACACAAAACTTCCGTTTTTACAATATCAGGTGGATCATTTATTACAGCTCTAAGATTATCTGGATGCATTGTTATGCCCAGCGATGGGTTGGCTTGAGCAAATGCTGGCCAGTTGATTTCGCCATCTGACGGATTCAATATTGGCGCATCTGGTTCAGCACTCCATTCAAACCAACCTATCGTGTCGGATGGGTTTGTGGAGGCTGCTAATCCACGCTCCCTAAGTTTATTAAGAATAACTGAATGTTGATCTCCAGCATTTGAATATGTCCATACTTGTGGATTTTTAGATGCCATCATCGTGTATCGCATTGATGACCAAGCATCCTCATCTTTATATTCACGCAACTCATCAAGATGAATGGTGGCTGGCGCTGAAATTCCTCGAGATGCATTGTTGGCTGCTTTTACAACAAACCTTCGACCACCTTTGAGTTCCATTTCCTCAGCACCATGTTGCCATCTAATCTTTTTTACCTCAGCAGCTAGTTTGTCATTACCTTCAATAATTGAAACCATCTGCCTAAATGTTTCAAGCGATGTTGTAAGTCTATGAGCTGATGACAACTGCAAGTTTTCTCCCCAGATATACATGCCAGTCAGAATACGCAAAAGCATAAATGTGCTCTTTCCATTCTGTCTGGCTAGGAGAAGGTTATTAAGCTGAGAGTGCCACCGGCCATCCTCCTTAATCTTATGACCATGAATAGCCACAAATTCTTGCCAAGGCATCAACGGCATACCGACTTCCTTTGCAAAGTCGATCATTTCATGACCTTTTGACGGCAAATCATTCAATGGAGAGTGAATTCGAGGTATCTGCACACCTCCTATTGTCGATCCTTTCGGATTACTTAGGATCTCTCCCGTTTGTAAATTAATCAAAGCGATTCAGTCTGATCGTGAGCGATCGAGGTGTTTTGTGGGTTAGAAAAGGAACGGGGGGTCGGTGGTCGCCGTATCATT